CCAGAGCAAATAAAAAATCTTTCTCCTCAATTCGTAAAAATTTATCACGAATCTGAGCAGGCTGAAAGTGCTGGTCTTACCGAAATATGCGGTATGGGTTATCGAAAAGCTCTTGAATTTCTGATTAAAGATTATGCTATTCATCAAAATCCTAAATTGGTCGATGAAATCAAAGCACAGCCTTTGGCCAAATGCATTAACAAATATATAAATATCGAATCAATCGTCACCCTCGCAGAGCGTTCTGCGTGGATTGGAAATGATGAAACGCACTATGTTCGTAAACATAACAACTTAGATTTCAACGATATGAAATTATTCATTGCTGCGGCGGTTCATTTTATGTCCATGAACTTAATTGTTGAAAAAGCCGAATCTATTTCTCGGAAATAGCATCTTCCTTTGCAGAAAAATTTATCTTTAAATCAAAATTACTGAGTCGGCTAATTGTTGCCTGCAATTGGTCGCTCTTTTTTTTTGCCTGTTCCAACAATTCTTTAAATTCTGGTAAATTAGACACTTCAATTTGCAAAGTTCCTGTTGGAACATTTGTTTTTACTTCTTCATTTCCGTTTTGTGGGTAATAATATCCTTGCGTATTTCTCACCTCCTAACTACTTATTTAGTTTAGTTTTCTAAACATTTCTGGTAAAAAAATATGTAGGAATCTCTGGTAAGTCAATTTTTAATATCTCACAAGATTTAAAAATCTCGTCTTGCGAAAATTCTGATTGATTATTTAATCTTTGGCTTAAAGAAACTCTTCCTATTCCCAATTTTCCAGCAAATACAGCCTGTGTTCCACACATTTCCTTGATTTTTCCGCGGAGCTTATCATATTTCCACTCCATATTTTCACCTCCTTACTTAGTTTAGTTTTCTAAACTGTTTTTAGCATATCACTCTTTTACTGTCTTGTCAACATCTTTTTTTAGTTTTCTAAACAATTTATCTGTTTTTTGTATAAAAATGTTGCGTTTTCTAAACAACCATGTTAATATAATTTTACAAGGAGGGCACATGATGAGTACAACTTCAGAAAGAATTAAAGAGGGAATGGCTCTTAGAAATCTTAAACAAGCCGACCTCGTCGAAAAAACCAAAATAAGCAAAGGGGCATTAAGTTCTTACGTTTCCGGCAGATATGTTCCCAAGCAAAATAATATTTATTTAATTGCCAAAGCTTTAGATGTGAATGAAGCTTGGCTTATGGGCGCAGATGTTCCTATGGAACGAAATACCAACGGACATACTCCACTCGAATCTAAAATGCTATCCTCTTTTTCTTTATTAAGCGAAAAAAACCAAAAGAAAAGTATCGCTTATACGGATAATTTATTATCAGCTCAACGCATGGAAGATGAACTTCTTGCCGCCCACCAGCGTACTGATATAGAAGTGACTCCGAAAGGAAAACAAAGTGATTTGGATATTATGAGGGATAATAGTTTATGGGATTAAGAAAGGAGAATTTTATTGTTTCAAATTATTTATGGTAAAAAGGCTATCAAATTTCTAAAGAAACAAGATAAGCCTACGCAGAAACGTTTGATGACTGCCATCTCCAGATTACCTTTAGAAGGCGATATTAAAAAGTTGCAGGGAGCTTCCGGCTATCGCCTGCGTGTCGGTAATTTTCGAGTATTATTTGATGTAAATGGTGTTATCATTGATATTATTGATATTGGTAACCGCGGACAGATTTATAAAGGAGTGTGATTATATGTCTAATGTAAAAGAAAGAATCTTTGGTGCTGTTACTATCATGAGCGATGAAGATGCTGAGAAAGTCTGGAATTTAATTCAGGCAGCATTTTTGCTTAACAATGTAGAAGAAGTTACTCCTGATCCAGAAGAAATCGCTGCTCTTAATGCATATCATTCTGGTGACCCTGATTATCAGCCTGAAATGTCTCAAGAAGAAGTTTTAAAGGAACTAGGATTATAGCAAATCGCTACATGGGAAGGTGGTGTCTCACTTGACATATGAACAACTTTTAGATTCTGCCGATCAAGAAGGTCTGGCAGTAAAAGAACAACCGCTCTCCACTCATGATGGTCTAATCGTAGGAAGCCGCATAGCAATTCGAAAGGATATTCCCACCCAGGCAAAGAAAGCCTGTGTCCTTGCCGAAGAACTTGGGCATCATTATACTAATGTAGGAAACGTGTTAGATCAAACAGAGATAGCGAATATAAAACAGGAACGTAAAGCCCGAATGTGGGCTTATAACAAACAGATTGGATTATCTGGCATATTATCCGCTTACAAATATGGCTGTAGGAATCTACACGAAATGGCAGAGCATCTGGATGTTACAGAAACATTTTTAAAAGATGCACTGGATGCCTATCTTTTAAAATATGGAAAATGTACTGTAGTAGATAATTACATGATATTTTTTGAACCACTGGGAGTTGTGGATATGAATTATGGGATTGAATAATTGTACCAGAACAACACAATAGGAAAATTTAATAATTTGCATAGGAGAAAATGTAGAATGGGACGAAATTTAACAGAAGCCGAATTAATCAAGCATAAGAATCAAGCCATTCATATGCTTGATGGATATATTTCAAGTCTAGCAACAGATTCAAATTATAAAACTCAAGGAAAAGCCGATAAGCTTAGTTACTGGATAAAAGATTGGACAAAATTTCTGGAATATGAACCATGCTTCAATGCATCTCGTTTAAGAAGATATAAGCGTGGCGAAATTGTAAAAGTACATTTAGGTTATAATGTCGGAAGCGAAGAAGGTGGTTTACACTATTGTGTCGTTATTGAAAAGGATAATTCAAGAAACTCTCCTGTGCTTACGGTTATTCCACTCACGTCAATAAAACAGAAAACAGATTTGGAGAATTTACATCCGGGAGAAGTCGATTTAGGAAATGAACTTTTTACAAATTTAAATTCCAAAATATCTTTTACAAAGAAAAAAGTAGAATCTGAGCTTGATGATTTGATTAATTCTTCGAAAGAACTTGACGACGCTACGCCGCGAGAAACATATGATGCAATTTTTAAAAAAATAAACAAATTAGAAAAAGAGATGGATATGTTTCAACGTATGAAAACAGAAGTTTCAAAAATGAAAATGGGTAGTATTGCTTTAGTAAAACAAATCCGCACCATCAGCAAGATTCGTATTTATGATCCAAAAACTAATTTCGACATCTTGAGCAACGTAAAACTTTCTAATGAGAGGTTGGACATGATCGATAATGAAATAATTAAAAATTTTACAGGGTGCAAAAACATCTAAATTTTGTTAAATATTTTTCTATTTATTTATACATTTTTTATTGACAAATACATATAATGAGGTTATAATAATATCGCTAAAACACAGCCGTTGACCGGCAGTATAGAAGACACGGCTCCCAGACAACTGGCGAGCATAAAAGCCTCGTAGAAATACGGGGCTTTTTTCGTTAATAAAAATTTGAAAAAGCCCAGTGCTACCAACACCAGGCTTCCTCATAGATTACTTGTCAACATGGATGCTGACTGTATAACCTAACCAACCAACTAGATTATACCACAGCATCCGATTTTTTAACAGGTTGTATTTTTTATACCCATTTTACGAAAGGATGATGTATATGTGGACCGAGAAAACAAAAAGTGGTAAATTTAAACACGTAGAACGCTACACAGACCCACTGACAGGAAAAGAAAAGAAAATATCTGTCACCACGGAGAAAAATACTGCCCAGGCAAGAAAAATGGCGCAACGGGCACTTGTGGCCAAGATTGATAGTCGGTTAAATGTTACGCCGATAAAGGATATTACTTGGGGCGAACTTTGTGAACGATGGCTTAGCGCAAAAAAGCACGAATGTAAAGCATCGACTTATTTCACTTATGAGTGCGAAGCCAGAAATGTGATAAAGCTATTAGGGCATGACACACTGGTATCAAGTTTTTCAGCAAATTTTATCCGGCAACAGATAATTTATCCAGAAGGAAGTTCTGCTAATCATTTAAGATATTTTAAACTCATTATGAAATGGGGATATTTGAATGATTATGTAGATAGTATTCAATATCTTGATAAACTTCATAGACCAAAGAAAGAAGAAAAGGAAGATTCATCTGACATTTCAAGTAAATATCTTGAATCTTGGGAAGTTGCTAAGCTTCTCCCTGCGATTCGAAAAGATGATTATCGTGATCTTACCCATTTTCTGGTGCTTACCGGAATGCGGCTTGGAGAGGCATTATCTGTTACCGCTTCCGATATTGATTTAAAACAGCGATACATTTATGTGAATTCTACATATAACCATGATGTAAAAACCACGGATACCCCTAAAACAAAATCCTCTAATCGCCGTATTTATATTCAAACAGAATTGCTCCCGCTCTGCCAGCGGTTAAAGAAAGCTGCCCTGACGAACCGATTTGTTTATAAAACCGATTTATTATTTCAGCGAAGCGGTAAGCACATCTGCCCGACTAATTACCGCTTCGCACTTGAAAATACTGCAAAAAACGTATTGCATAAACATGTGCATCCTCACATGCTTCGACACACCCACACCTCTCTTTTAGCAGAACAAGGTGTGGGTATTGAAACTATTAGTCGGAGACTGGGGCACGAAAACAGTGATATTACCAGACAAATTTACCTTCATGTTACTGAGAAA